CCTCGTAGTCAGTACCGGCCGAAGTGATTGCGCCGCCGGCCGCGCCGGTAAGGATGTCCTCCTCCGTTCCGGTCAACGTATCGTCGTCCGCTGCGGCGGCAGAACCCAAGCCGATTTCGTCGTTGTCCGTGATGGACGGGGCCGACACAACGAGGTCTACAAGGCTTCCGTGGACGATTATCGCGCCTTCCGGGAACGTGTAGATCACGCCCGTCACGGCTTCCGCTGATACGTTGCCGACTGCATGGGCGATACTGATGCCCGTGAGAACGGTCGCATGTCGGTAGCCATCACCGTACTCAGCAGCGGTCGCATTGGAGCCAGCGGCCCCGACGTTCGCGGCAGTCTTTATGGCCGCGCTGGCATCCGGGATAAGGCTCCACGTAGACGACGTGGTATCGCCCGTGTTCATATACAACTTGCCATTCGTGATGTCCTGGAACACGCAGCTTTTCGCCCACCCGGTTTCCGCGTCAGTTGGGGAACCCGCCCCCCAGCCCTTCATGGCGCCGGAGACGGTAATGAAACCCTTCAGCGTGGTGGTGAAAATGTTGTTCGTTTCCAGGATCGCTTCCTGATTGTGTCCAGGCATCCTGTGATCCTTTCAGTTAGTCGTAAGCGTGGGAGCCGTCATACGTGGCGTACTGGCGCGTTGGCGCCAACACCGCGCGGTCGGACCCGTCGCCGTTGTAGCCTAGATGATGCGGCTGGCTCTGGCCGTCAAATCGAATTGAAACAGCCAGAGCATCTGCGTATTGCGCCGCATGGGGGCCTTGTTCGTCCGTGTCGCGCAACTCGGCCACGGCAAGGCATGACTTGAGCAGAGCGTCCGCATGGTTCATTGCGCCATACGGGTACTCTGTGGTAACAAGCTTGTTGACGAGAACGCGGTAACTGTACGTCAGGTTGTAAACCGCGCCCGGTGTTGGGTGCAACAGGGCCTCGAATCGCTGGCCAGTGGTTCCCGTAGTCGTCTTTGGCCGAATGGCGACGTAGTATGGGGCGCTCGTTCCGATGTCGGTCTGCCGCCAGAAGCGAATCCTGGACTCCGGCACGACGCGGACTCGGATAAATGCCTCGTTCGCGGCGAATGTGAAGCCTGCGGCGAGTTGACCGAAGTCGTCGGGCATGTCGTAATCTGCCGTATCCGCCACGGTCACAAGTGTTGCCGTGGGTTCAAGGAAAGACCACTGATGCCCGCCGGCCATAAGAAACTGACGGTATCCGTCCTGAACAATCTCGTCAATCCGCGCGGCTTCGGCTACGGACCAGTCACCAGATGTCCGACTGTATCCGAGGTATTCCGCGACGCGAACGGCAAGGTTGTCGTAGTCCAGCGACAGCGTTGATTCGGCCATCTCGTTTCCTTACGCCGTTACTCCAACGGGATGCTTTCGAGGCCGACCGGGGCCACGCTTGGCCTTGGCCGGCGGGTGTGCCGGCGGTTCGGGCTTGACCTCAGCAGGCTCCGGCGCATCCTTCGGCGGTTCAGGGACTGATGCGAGAAGAACCGCCAACTCGCTTGTCCGAAACTCCATCGTCCTCCGACACACGCGGAACATAAGAGCTTCTGCGCGCTCAATCACCGCGACGTATCGCGGCGGGATCGGCTCGGCTTGATCGAGTTCCAGCATCTTGTGAGCCATGTCCGCAATCGGCTTGAACATCATTCTCTCCTTGTTCGGGCGAGGGCCGCATTGCCCTCGCCCATGTTCGGCTTAGAGTGACCGCGCAATCTGAAGCCACGCAAGGCGGAGCTTGGCGTTCGCGGAAGTCTGCTCTACCTGAGCGACGAAGGATGGCGCCATCAGAAGCAACGGGATGTCGTCTGCGTCCGTTAGTTCCGTGTAGGCCACGCCGTCAACGTAGGGAATGATCCTGAGGGCGTTCCGCACGGTCGTGTAGACCTTGAAGCCCAGGTTCACCCACGTCAAGTCTGCAACGGCCGCGGCGCTGGTCACGTCGGTCTGCTCCTCCGCAGAACCGGCCTTTGCCGTGACGAACTCGATCCGTCCCGCGGTAGTCCCGGAGTCCGTGAAGAATCCGATCATGTTGCGAGCCGTACTGTCAAGTTCTCCGCCGGTCATGATCGCCGTTTCGCGGTCGCACAGACCCACGAAATGCTGATCCGGGGTTGTCGCGGCGTCTACAAACCTCGCTCGTGTCTCGAACCACAGAGTCTGGCCGACCGCGGGCGCCCAATACTCCCCACCGTTGTCGGTGAGCATCTGAGCGTTGATCCCGTCGTCCGCAGCGTTGTTGCCGTCACTGTCGAACTCGATACCTCCGCCGAGCAAGTCCACGTTCACGATCTTGCCGGAAGTAACGTCGTCCTGGCTAAAGATTCCGCCCGTACCGCCCGACGCATCCGACGTGTTGATCGGGGTTGCGAAGTCATAGTGGACGAAATGGCCGGAGTTGGGGTCTTCGATCATATCCATGATCGGGCAGTCCGCCCAAATCCCGGGACTAGGGCCGGTCCCAGTCGTATTGCCTTCGTACTGTCGCTTTGCCATCTTTGCTTACCTCCTGAGATTGAGGTCTTAGTGCCATGAACTCTTGGCGATGAGGAACTGCTTGCGGCAGTCGAGGCACAGGAAATTGAAGGCGCAGTCCAGGTTTTCCTGAACAACGTTGTGCTGAAGCCCAACCAGCGCAGTCGGCTCGGTCTTGACCATCCAGCGGCCCTCCATCGAGACACAATGGAAGCTGGACCAGTCAATACCCACGACCGGATCGGTGGTAGCCTCATTGGCCTGCAAATACGGATTGGCCTCAACCGGAATGCGCCTGAACAACGTCCGGCCATCCTTCGACGCGACATCGTTGCCGAGGTTCTGGTTCTGTGCTTCCAGCGATTCCTCGAACTCGCGCAGTACGTCGTAGGTCGTGTAGATGCCGTACTGCGCACCGCCTGTGTACTGCGGGATGATTGAAACGGGCGGACGGAATCGGCAACTCCACATGGCCCGCCGCATCTTCCTCACCAGGTCAATCTTGGTGACGTTGACGTAATTGGCGGTGTAGTTGGACCAATTCGGGAAGGTCGTGCGGCTCACCCCGCCGGGGCCGGCAGCGAAGTTGGTGTTGTTGCCGCCGTTGAAGCCCTCAACAGCGTTGTACACCAGCCAGTATTTGACACCGAAGGGCGTGAGGGTATCCGTACTGGAGCTAGGTTCGCCCCAGAAATACCCTTCGTGCTTCTCGACCCAATCCTGTCGCGTCTGATGCCGCTTGAACTTGATGAAGTCCCAAAACCGATCCGGGGACGATGCGTTCATCGCGGCCTGGTTCACGTCGTAAACCGTGCCGGTTGTGCTGTAACGCCACGGCACGGATGCCGAAGTGGCGCCGTCGGCCTGGTTCACGCTGTCAACGGAGAACAGCGAGATGAGGCGTGTGTTGTCATCGCCCTCCGTAAACAGGTTCCACTGATAGCCAATTCCACCGCCAATCTTTCGGCGCTTCTTGTTCATCAGCGTTGTGACAGCGGTATAGCCCTGAAGGTCAGAGGCTATATCCGTCATTTTGTCCCGGCCACGACGGTTGTCAATCGCCAGGATCATGTCCGCAACGTCGCTAGCGTGCAAAGTAGCCATTGGGGCTACCTCCTTATCTATGGTACAGCGTGTCAGTCGCGATTAAACTTGCCGGTAGCCTTGAGGGCGTCTACTGCGGCCTGATCGTCGGGGTCTCGGCCGAAATCCGGGGCGGGCATTTCCCGCTGCGACGGGCGTCCTGAAAACCGGCCCTGTTGATCCCGAAGTTGATTTGCGATGTTACGCCGTACAGCCTGTTTGCCTTTGTCCGGGAACAGAGCCCTTACCACCCGCATCTGCGCTTCCTTGAACGGAATCGGTGGTTGACCTGTCCTCTCACGTCCTATCACACCCGCGTCTATTTCGTTCCAGACGCGGGTACGATTTGTGTGCTCTGGTGTACCTCTCTGTATGTCAGCAGCCGAGCCCTTTCCGAAGACATCTTCGTAATCCTCTCCGAGTTCCGCGATGCCCGCGTCAAACTCGGCGGTATAGGCGGCCGTCGCCTGCTCGTCGAAATGACCTATGATACCGTCAAGTTCCGCTCGGAGAGCCGTTATCTGCTCGGCCTGCGCCTGCTCACGGGCATGGTACTCGTTGCTCACGCCCTGGAGGGCTTCCTTGAGCGCCGGGTCAAACTCCGCCTCGTCCAGCGTCACCTGATATGGCTGAGGCGGCTCCGGCTCCGGTTCCTGGAGCGCGGGCGCGGCTTCCTGCTGTCGGCCAATGTCCGCAATGCGGATATCGGCGTTTATCAGAACCGTGTCAAGCATCCCTGCCTGATGCAACGCCTCAGCCTGTTCTGCCGAATAGCCAAGTGACGTTGCGTGAGCGACTGCGCCGGGGTCAATTGCGGGAATCTGGTCGTCCGCTCCTTCGCCGGTCTCGTCGCTTTGCTGCTCCTCCTGATCGGGGGAAGAATCATCCCCGTCCAGGGGTGTATCGGTATCGCCTTCTGGCTGCCCGGAAGGTTCATCGGACGGCTCTGGCGTGAATATGCTCTCTAGGAGGTTCTGCGCTTGATCCTCCTGCGACGGCGCATCCTGCGTCTGGTCTGCGTCACTCATCGTTTCTCTCCTTAGTAGAAGTCGCCCTTGTTGACAACGCCGTAAGCCTTACAAAACTGGCGATAGTGCTGTTGAGATCGAATGACAACTCGCCCGTCTCGCGCGAAATCTGTTGGCACACCCTTTCGAGCAGCATCCGCCCGGGCTTCTGCGACCTGATCGGGCCAGACGGCAAGGGCCTCGTTGAGCATGGGTGTCGCCCACGGATCAATGTAGTTGTTTGGCCGGTGTTCATCGGCGATACTCCGCCTGGCCTTTCGGCCATCATCCAGGACAATGAACCCGTCCGCGTCCTGGCGTCCCGCGCGTTCAGCGTCGGACATCACGACTTCGACCAGTTCATTGCCCTGGACCGCGCGATAGCAATAGATCATGGTCTATCCTGTGGGCCTTGAAACTGCGTTCATTTCTGCCGGCTGAACACCCGCGCCCATCAACGCCTGAGTCATTGCAGCGTTCTTCCCCCCGGTAGACGCGCCGGGGCGGTTTGTGCGGTTGTAGTTCCTTGTCGTGACTGAAGCCTTGCGGGGTTGCTGACCGATCGGGCCATCTCCGTCCTGCTCCATCGGCTCGACAAACGTGACGAGATCGCCAAGTTCCGATAGGTTTGCGTATTGCGCAACAAGGCGCAGATACCCCTCAAGATTCGCCATAACTCCTTGCTGCGCCCCGAGTTCCGCCATCGGCATGATGTCCTGCTGCCAGACTTGGCGGATCGTATTGAGCTTCATGCCCGGCGTGTAGTGCTGCATCGAGTATGGTTCAATCTCGAAGTTGTAGTCCAGGTAGTCGCCATCGCGGTCCTCCGGGCTGAACGTGACGGGTATCTCAATGTTGACACCTTGCGGGCGCTGGACAAGCGGGTAGTCAATGAACGGGTCGTAGAACAGGTAGAAGCCGAGATCGTGGCCCACACCCTTTGCGAAGTCAACGGTCCGGTCCTGGTAATCAGCCATGCGTTTAGACGCCGATTCCAGGAGCATTGTGTCCTGAGTAGCGGTATCCGCTTGAGGCGACAGCCCGCCAAGCGAGTCAAGGTTTCCCGCCAAGCGGCTGAATAAGTCGTTCGCCTGGATAACGAATGCAAAGCTGGTGGGGTCTACGCCACCGGTTTTCACGTCGGACATGGCGTTGGCTTGGCCGTTGATGATGTCGCCATCGGAAGCGTCCCGCAAGTCCTTGCCCGTGCGGCTTGAGGCCCCGCCGACGACATGGACGGTCTTTTGCCGCTCGGCCTGCCGGCCAAGTTTGCGGTAGACGGCATTCGCCAGCGTGTGAATGTCCATCCAAAGAGCCACTGGGGCCAACGGCATGATATTTCCGGGGACTTCGGAGAAGCCGAGAATATGGAACGGGCCACCTTCCAGGCCGTCCCAGTCGTGCTCGGCGAGCGGGCGCGTATCTTCCTTGTCCACAAGCAGCGTAACCATTCGGTTCTCGAATGGAAGCCATATGTCCCACAACCGCAGTATCTTACGGTAGTTCTCGTCCTCAGAAGTCGGGTCGCCGGTTGACAGGCGTTCAGTCCGGTCGGCGTTGGATTCCTCGTCGTTGTCGCCCTGACCCGGATCGTAAGGCTTCAGCCCTTCCTTAGCCTTCCGGTCAAACCAGTCCGATTCCATGACATAATCGTAAGGGGCCTCGTACATGTGCCCGGCAAAGCCGACCTGTTCGTACCGCCGGGCAGTCGTATCGTGAACCCAGTCGTCGAGGTAGATGGTATCCGCGAAGGGCTGACCTACATCGTGCGTGAAGCCGTCAATCTCGGCCGTTGCGTAGCGGGAGAGACCGACCTTTATGATCCCGACAGAGAACAGGGCGTCCACGACTGCGGTCCTAATGGTCTGCGCAAGCCGTATTTCTTCGATCAAGTGATTGAGGCCGAGCCCAAACTTGGCGGCTTGCGGCTTGAGTTCCCGGTGTTGCATGGTGACAAGCACCTTGGGGGCGCGGGCGGCAAGCTGGCGGGAGTAGATGTTGATAGCGAGTTCAAGGAGATTGATGGGTATTTTCTCGTCTGTTCCGCTATCAGAGTAGTGCATCCCGACATACTCTCTGACCGCGGTGTAGCGATGGTCGCGGAACGGCTTGAGCTTCTTGCGTGAACTCTTGATGGCCGCCCGTAGTCGCTTGTAGCTTGCCATTCGTGTTCCTCAACTACCCGGACAAGAAAGTCCGGCAGCCAACGAAAAAGCGGCGCCGTGGATTCGTGGCTCCACGACGCCGCTGATTGTTGGTAATAATGTCCGCGCTTGGCCGAGCACGGGGAGTAAGCCAAAGCCTACTCTATTAGGACTTTACATCGTCCCGGCCCGTTTGTCAAGGACTTTCTTTAGGTTTTTTTCTAAATCCTGGGCACAAGTCTCCCGTCACCAGAAGATGTCTCCCCGCGGGACGCGAGTCCTATAGGGTGTACCACCATCTCCCTCAATCGCCAGAGACTTGCGAGAGACCACCAGCCACCTTTTTTTGCCCGTTGACCTAACGCGCGTGATTCGCAATAGTTTCAGCCATTCTCCATCCCAACCCTGGAATCGCACCTGACTCTCACGAATGCACTGCACAAACTTCTCCGCAATATCGTGATAATGATACCGTGCGACCTCAGCGGGGCCGATCTTGGTTTCTTGAAGAACGCAGGCATTGCATGCCACGTGTGAGACCATAGGCAGCGAAGTCACCACCCACCTTGTGGGGGCAAATCGCCCAAGGGAGTCTCGCAGAAGGCGAGCGTATACCTGAAGGGAAAGATCGCCACCCATGATGAGTATATCGGGCTCACACGCTGATACCTTCCAGGGGCCCCACTCGATATGCGGCCCCAGGTCGGGCAGATCATTAGGGAAGACCCCGCGTAAGTCAGGCGGTCCTATCTCATTGAGTTTGGCGGCCAACTGTTCCGGTGTCACCACAACGCTTCCTCTCGTCAGATGGGTACAAGTCTCCCATCCTCGCGGGCATGGGTGATTTTCAGAAGTCGCCACCAGCCATCAGCCGCGCGGAATTGGTCCCGCGCGGCCTCAAGGCAGTCGCCCACGCTCGCCAAAGCACCACCCAACTTGCATGTAAACAACTCCTGAAATACGCACTGGTCCATAGTGGAGACGCGCTGCAAATCAAACACCATGCTGGAAGTCACGCCCATAAAGCGCGATTCTTTGCGATGGGCCACAAACCGACCGAGCGCATTCCTCAAGCTCAGCATATCGCCACGCAGCGCAAGGTCGATCTGACACTGATACACCGTCTGCGGCGCAAACTCGGATCGCCAATCAACTAACTCTACATACTGAACTAAACCCGCGGGGCAAAACGGCCACGCATCGTTTTCAGGGCAAAGTTTACCCGGCAATTGATACTGCTTTAAAGCGCGCGCAAACATCCCTGCCACGATTTCTGCGGTCAGTATCCTCACCACAACGCCTCCTCCCGCTTCTGGTCTTCCAGCCGGTCCATGCGCCACTGGAAGCAGCCCGGCGGGATGATATTCCCTGTCGCATCATCCGTGTC